TGATTTATTTCCAAATATTGATGTTGATAAATTTAATAGCTGGTGGAATCAATATAAAGAAGAATGGTTAACACATCATAATATACCCGATTGGACCCTTGAAAATACAAACGGTGTCATAATTGTTGGAAAGATACAAGATATCGACAAAGTTGACGATTTATTAAAAAATAACATAAATCCACAATACGTTAAGTTAAAATAATGCTTGACAACCCTTAAACCTGTGTTATATTTGGATATAAGGAGAACGCAAACGATGTATGACATGGACAAATTACGCTTTCTGGTGTCACTTTATTGTGACAAAAAGAACATGATTTATGACTCGTATATGGCGGGTCTCCTGTCCAACGGCGAACTTAGTCAAGATCAAATCAAGACGCTTATTGGCTATCACAAGGAATGGTTAAAGTGAACAAGATTATCGTATGTGACATTGATGGCACGATTGCCAACACTGAACACCGCAAGCATTGGGTTGCAAGCAAGCCAAAGAACTGGGCTGCTTGGAACGCTGGTATGGCAAATGACACTGTTCATGCAGACATCTCATTGCTGTTGGATGTGTTTCATTCACGGGGCGACATTATCATCTTTTGCAGCGGTCGTGGCGAGGAAACTCGTGCGGTAACCGAGAAGTGGTTGGCAACGCATACCGTTCCATACAAGCGGCTTTACATGCGAGCGGAAAGGGACTATCGCAAGGATAGCATTGTCAAAGTAGAATTGTTTGACCAAATCCGTAGCGACTTTGGCGAGCCTTGGCTGTGGTTTGATGACCGTAATCAGGTTGTTGATGCCATCCGTGCATGTGGCGTTCGTGTGTTGCAGGTTGCCGAAGGTAATTTTTGATATGACTACTATTATCCATATTAATCGAAACATCATACAGGCTAACGCCAAACACGGCAGAAGTGAGCCTGTTGTTCGTGTTGAACAGGATGGTGTGGTAACATACTGTATGGAAGTAGATATTAAAGGTCCATCTCGTATGGTGTATAGTTCAGACAAACCACGAAAATGTGGTGCCAAACTCTGGATTGAAACTGATAGTGAAGTTGAAATGATAGGTGTAAAATGACAAAGTGTTATATGTTAATTGGTGTGCCAGGTTCCGGCAAGTCAACGTGGATTACAAAGCAAGGTTTTGAAGACGCAATCATTGCGTCTAGCGATGCTTATATTGAAACTGTCGCTGCCAAGGCTGGCAAGACCTATGACCAAATGTTTAGTCAGGCTATTGGCTATGCACAAAAGTTTTGTGACTCGCAAGTGCAGATGGCTATCAATTTGGACAAGACGCTTGTATGGGATCAAACCAACACGGTAGCCAAGCACCGCAAGTTGCGGTTGGCACGGCTACCCAAGGATTGGATCAAGGTTGGGGTATTTTTTCCTACGCCAGATGAGGCCGAATTGCAACGCCGATTGGACAGTCGTTGGGGCAAGAAGATACCGCAAAATGTTATTGATAGCATGATTGAACATCTTGAAATGCCTCATCTGAGTGAGGGATTTGACGAAATAATAATGCTTGACAAACCCTAAATCCATGTTATATTGAGAATATAAGCAATGGAGATATCGCATGTTCCTCACGATTTCTGGCAAGCCTTCCAAGATTGACCACAAAACCGTCAAGGCAGCGATGGGTTTCTATGCCGATTATCTCATGAAGAAACATGCGAAGGTAGACGTGCATATTGACTTTGAAAAAGGTTTTTTGAAGAACCAAGGCAATTATGCTGATTGTGTCAATGATGATGGTAAAGAGTTTACTATCACGGTTGATGCTGACATGGGCGAGCGGTCTATATTGTTGGCGCTCGCCCATGAGATGGTGCATGTCAAGCAGCATGTGTGTGACAAGTTTGGCTTCAACTCTCGTAAGCGCATGTATCGTTTTGCTGGTGAGTATTATCCAGAAGATATGAACTATTGGGATTGTCCTTGGGAGATTGAAGCCTTTGGTCGTGAACTTGGATTGTATAAAATGTTTAAACAATCACAGAAGAAAGTAAAGTAATATGAATACCGAAGGTAGCATGGTTGTATATTTGCATCATTTTATCAATAATCCAAATGAGGTTAAATTTGGACAAACATTTGTATTAACAGGCGAAGACATTGAAACTGCGGTTATTAATCGTGTTCGCCAAAGTCTTGGTGTTAACAAGCGTGACTATGATAACGGCAAGGTTGTTATTGATGGCTTCTGGGATGTAACTGAAATTGCAACTGCAGTTAACCGTAATTATGCAAAGGCAAAGATGGATGATTATATTCGTCCTGCTATCGGATATCGTGTTGATCCACAAGATGAGCATCATGCAGTTCACTTTGAAACCGCAATGCTTCGCATTAACCAATATATTAATTCATGGGGCATAGAACGTTCTAAAGTTGGTCTTAGTCCTTGGCAATATGCAGCGGCTGAAAATGTTATTGCTACAATTGGCGAAAACAAACAGATTACATTAGCAGAATTGTGTGCTCGCTTTGGTAAAACAATTTGGGCAGCGGCTCTTGCTCACGAACTTAATTCACGATTAACTATTATTGCCAGTTATGTTCTTACATCATTTGCTAGTTTTAAAAATGAATTAGCAAAGTATGAACAATTTCGTAATATGGTAGTGGTCGAAGCATCCAGTGCAACATATCAAGCAGATGTTCAAACTGCTCTTGACAACGATCAGCAAGTTATTGTATTGCTTAGCATGGTCGGCGGTTCGTTGCGGCAAGATCGTATTGATTATTTGTTTAATCTTGAACAACCACGGTTGCTTTTTATTGATGAAGCAGACTTTGGCGCACATACTAAAAATCAAACAGAGCCATTTATTGCTGCAGTAAAATCTAATGATCATGTTGTGCTAATGACTGGTACTAATGGTGATCGTGCATGCGGCAATTGGAAAATTGACCACTATCTTTCTGTTGTATATCCAGAACTTCTTATTATTAAAAAAGAAGTATTAAACGGTGGCAGCGTCTATCATAGCAATACGTTAAAGAACTTTGATATTGATTATAGTCGTGTTGATAAGGTGGTTGATACACAGTTCTATCAGCTTGATATCAATAATGCTCTTGCTCAAGCATGTCGCCTTGATCCAACGGTTATGATTGATAAGGATAATTTGCCAAGTTGGACTAAATTTTCTAAGAAACCTTCTCGTGCAAAAGGTTTCTGGGTTCGTATGCTTGAGGCTATGTTTCTTGGTAAGAATAATCTTGATGAACTTAACATTTCATATCAAACAAATGTCAGTGACAGCTTTCAAGCATCAATGATGTTTCTGCCAGGCGGTATGCGAAATAAAGACCTTAAGGATGTTGTTGCATACACGCAATCAGCGTTAAAAGGTTGGATAATTTTAGAGATTAGTGGCGCTGGCACCTATAATGGTATCAAGATTAAGAATGAGAATGCCGAAGAAATTACAAAGGAAGTAGTTGCCAAAGCAAAGGAGTCAAACACACCTGTTCTTATTCTTAGCCGTGGTATGGCTCAGCGTAGTTACAGCATTGGTGAAATTACTAATCTATTTTTATGCTATGATGAAGGTGATGCTGGCGCTACTACACAAAAGATCAGTCGTGCTCTTACTCCTCTAGATGCTGGCAAGATTGGACGTATTTTTAGTTTGTCATTTGATCCAAATCGTGATGATAAATTTGATACAATGTTGGTTGCCGCTGCACAGAATATTGCCAAGCGTGATGGTATTGAAATAGTTGATGCACAACGTAAGGTTATTGCTACGATTGATATCTTTTCAGCAACGCCTGATGGTGCGGTTAAGATAAATCCAGATGATTATTTGCAGCAGCTACTTAACCGTGACACGTTAAGTCGTATGGTTGGCAAACAAGCTGATCTGACTAAGATGAGCCTGACAGAAATCATTGCTCTTGCTAACGGCAATATTGCTTATGATAATCTCGAAGAAACTCAAATTGCTGAACGTGGTAAAACTTACGGTGAATCTTCATCCAGTAAGCAGCAAAATAATAATAACGAACGTGATGCTAATCTAGATGCGGTTGATAAGGCTCGTAAGGTTCTTACTACCATCGTTGAGCATCTTCCCTACTTGACATTTATGACAAATCAGGTTACAATACGTGATAGTCTAAAGGCTTGTATTGACGATAGTGAATATCATGCGTATGTCACGCAGGAATTTAGTGCAACGCCACAGAAGATTCTTGAGTTTTTCGACCGTGGTATCTTGAATTATGATTTGGCAAGTTTACAGAAATCTGCCAAAGTCATTAAACTAATAGGTGCATAATGCTTGCTCGTATTAAACCAATCACTGCTCTTGTCAGTCAAATGCTTGACGGCTTGCCACCACATGTGTGGACTAGCACAACTACAACTTTTCTTGATCCAGTAATGGGTGGTGGACAATTTTTAATTGAAATTATTCGTCGGTTGCGTGAAGCAGGTCATAATGATGAGAACATTCAGGGCCGTGTTTATGGGTTTGAATATAACAAGGCATTAGTTAATCTTGCCGTGAACATGAATAAACTTATTGGAAATTTCAATAAGATGTCGTATAATGATTTCTTGAAGCAGGATGTTACTATGAAGTTTGACGTAATTGTCGGCAATCCACCATTTGGCGAAAGCGATAGCAATGGCAATCGTAAAAGCCTAAGCACCAATCTTTGGAGTAAATTCGTTGACAAGAGTGTTAACGAATTACTTGTCGATGGCGGATATCTTGCAATGATTACGCCTGCAAGTTGGGCAGGACCAACCAAGAATTTAAGCGGCGGACGATATCTTCTCAAGGATGTTCTTGCGAAGAACAATACAACATATATCAATCTTAGCAACAGTCTTGGAAAACACTTTGCAGGTGTTGGAAGCACATTTAGTTATTATATTGTGCAGCATGCGCCATATGGTGGCTCTACGCTCGTTGAACTTAATGATGGTACACAGATTACTGTTGATCTTCGTCAGTATGATAGTTTGCCTACCATTAATAATGCGCTTGCATATAGCATTAATTTAAAATACTCAGCAAAGATAACAGGCAAAGTTATTGCTGGACAATTGCAGAGTAAAAATATTATCAAGTATAGTGAAACACAAGATAACATGTTTACCTATCCTGTATATCATACGCCAGCCAAGGGCGAACGTTATTGGTATACTAATGTTCCGCATCCTAATCTAAATGATCATAAAGTCATGATTAGTCTTAGTGGCAAGTATCAACCAAAGCCAGATTACGGAACTATGGGATTTACTGATATGTGTCTGGCATATATTGTAAAAGATGGTGAAACAGTTGATAGTGCACATAGCGTTATTAACAGTAAACTATTTCACTTTATCATGGCATGTAATAAGTGGAGTGGGTTTAATAATAAAGAAGTAATCAGAAACTTTGCGCTGCCACCGCTGAACCATGTATACAACGATGATGAAGTATACAATTACTTTGGACTTACTGATGATGAAAAGAAATTCGTAGATGGGTTCAATGCAAAAGATAATTAATCATCTTCGTAATCGTGAATATATGAGTGGCGTAGAACGTGACAAGTTGCGAGTGAAAGCAACAGGTGAAGTGTTTACACCTACTGAACTTGTGCAAGAAGTATTAGACAAGTTACCACAAGAATTATTCAGTGATCCGACTAAAATATTCTGTGATCCTGCATGTGGTGATGGGCAGTTCTTAAGTGAAGTATTAATTTGCAAACTTGAAAGCGGCATTTCATTTGAAACTGCACTATCTACGATTTATGGTGTTGACATTATGGCAGACAATGTTAAATTATGTCAAGATCGTTTATTGTGTGGGCGTGAAGATTTGCGATATGTTGTTGAGCAAAATATTGTATGCGCTGATAGTCTAGAATACAATTATCTTTTTGGTGAACCAGAAGAATTTGGCAATAACCTTTTTGAAATGGAAGAATAAAAATGGCACGAACACATTACACAGAAGTAGAAGTAGAATATGATATCAGTGATTTTGATGATGATGAACTCATTGAAGAGATGAAATCACGCAATCTTGTTTTTACACCACCAAGTCATGACCCACTTGTTTACGAATTGTTCTTGGCTCGTGTTGAAGGAAATTCGGAAGGTTTTGAGAAAGCGTTGAAGAAACTTTTTATTGACAGGTTAAACAAAACAGTATAAATTATAACAATGGGCGGTTAGCTTAGCGACTAAAGCCGGTTCCTCATAAGAATTTGATCGGGGGTTTGAGTCCCTCACTGCCCACCATTTTTTGAAAGAGTATAGATGCCAACATATATTGAATTTAATGCGGATGTTCAACCAAGCATTGATATGCTGCGTAGTATGTTGCATGAAGGTATTTGTGAAGTAACCTTTACTAAAGTCAATGGTGATCTACGCACGATGCCTTGCACTCTTAATCCTGAGATGTTGCCTCCTATCGTAGAAAGCGAAGATACTGAAATGCCAAAGCGCAAGGTCAGTGATAAATCGTTGGCAGTTTTTGTGACCGATATTAAAGAATGGCGTTCGTTTCGTCTTGACAGCATACATAGTATAAGTGTAAAATAAGGCTAATGCGCTCTTGGTGGAATAGGTAGACACAAGAGACTTCGGAGAAAGGGTAAACGCCCATTATGGTTCAAATCCAGAATCTCCGCCGTAAAATCTCTCGCTTCGGCGTACCAGTTCGATTCTGGTAGAGCGCACCAAACTTAAAAAGTAATCATGATAGACGAAATTTATAAAATTGATATCACGCTACCTGCCGCCCACTATTATGGAAAAGAGTGGTGGATTGATCAGATGCATAAATGGTGTGAGTCAAATGACATTAAATTTCAAGTAGAAAAATGGCCATATGTTAATGACGATTTTGGTTGGACTAGTCAGTGGCGATTTTACTGTAGTGAAGATGCCATGCTGTTTAGTTTGCGTTGGGTAAACAATGATTGGGGTTTAGCCCATCATCCAGTTTAATCTTCAATATGTGAAAGATTAGTTGGAATAGCAGGATCATCTTCGCCAGTGCGTAGCACACGATTGGTAAGCAATTCAACCCACATCTTATTATCCTTAGCGCCATTAAGTTTCCAAAAGTTAAACTTAATATTGCTTTGAATAGGACGCACAAACATTGTTAAATCTTTTGGCACTAACATAAGTTGTGCAGTTGTGCGCATCATCTTTTTTTCATCTGCTAAACGCATGGCATTTAACTGCCAATTATCAACATACTTTTTGGTCAACCAATCAATAAGTTGTGCAGGTGTTTCTGCGCTATCAACAACATGCTGCGCAATTAACAAACGACTGCGACTACTAATAGCACTCATGCTTTCGTTATCGTCCGCACCATATTGATAGCCAGCCCACTTTAACCATACACCATGATTAGTTCTTGCAACGGTTTCATTGTGTTCAATCTTTTCAATCTTATATTTGTAATCTTTATCTTCATAACCACCAGGTGCCCAAGCACCTTCAAGTAGATAGCAATCTTCTTGATTGAATATAAGTGTGCAGCCTGGTAATTTTTGTTTAATTAAACTCATGCAAACTGCTTTAATATCAGTAAGTTTAAGTGCTTTCTTAATCTTTACACCATCTTTCGATGGTGTTTTAGTGCGAACAGTGATTTCTTTTTCATCATCAAGCACCATCAACGATGCTGATAAAATACAAATACCACTATCATTCATACCTTCTACATATTTTGTAATATCATCATGAAAGTATAAAGTTTCGGTATTATTATTTTTAACTTTAATAAAACTTAAATCAGGAACATAGTTTCTATCTCGGTTCTTTACTCCGACCCAACCAGTTCCTTCAAAATACTTGGCCACTATGATACACATGTAGTTATTTAGGTGACATATTGGGAATGGTAAATAGTGTATAACCCCTAAAGGAAATTAAAATGGCAACTATTGACCAATTAAAAGAAATCTTTCACGGCGCAAAAGAAGAAAACCTAGACAAGTTCTGTGATCCACTTAACGAAGCAATGAATGAGTTTGAAATCAACACTCTTGCTCGTGAAGCAATGTTTCTTGCACAGTGTGGACATGAAAGTGGCATGTTTAGTGCCGTAAGTGAAAACCTTAACTACAAGGCAGAAACTTTAACAAAGGTATTTCCAAAGTATTTCCGTGATGTAAATCCAGATGACTTTGCAAAGCAACCAGAAAAGATTGCTAACCGTGTTTATGCATCACGCATGGGCAATGGCGATGAAGCAAGCGGTGATGGCTATCGTTATCGTGGTCGTGGACTCATCCAATTAACTGGTAAGTCAAACTATGATAACTGTGGCAAGGCACTTAACAAAGACCTAACGAGTGATAGCGATTATCTCGCAACTCCAGAAGGCGCTGCTCGTTCGGCTGCATGGTTCTTTCAAGAAAATGGCTGCAATGAAACTGCTGATGCAGATGATGTTGTAAAAACAACTAAGATCATCAATGGTGGAAATATTGGGCTAGAAGAACGTACTGAACTTTATAACAAAGCCAAGTCAGTATTGGGTGCTTAATGCCCATATTGATTAGTGGTGGCGATAGTTTTACATGGGGCAGTGAACTGCCTGACCAGTATCTTGACTATGAGAAAAACATACCAAGTCAATTAACATGGTCTGCAAAAATATCGCAACACTATAATATGGACTATAATTGTGTTGCCAAACCAGGCAGCGGAAATAACAGTATATCTCGTCGTGTAATCGCAGAAGTTGCAAAACAATCTAAAATTCATGACGAGATATATGTGGCAGTTATGTGGACATACACACATCGTAGTGAAATAAGATTACGAAAAGAAAAACCATTTATTGATATCAACAATGATCCAGTGGTAGCAGCCAGATTTGATATTGACAATTATTGGATTAATCTTAATGCATGGCATGGTTTAACATTTAAAGAGAAAATGTCATTTTTTAAAGATGATTTGCATCCAGAAAGACATGAATTTTTTAAACAACAGCATGACAAGATGACTGAACTTGGTATCACTGATGCTGCAAATTATTTTTATAAAGTAACAGGTGATTATCATTATCATCAATTTAATTTGCTTAAAGAAATAAATTTGTTACAGTTTTATTTGCAGTCTAAGAATATACCGTATTTCTTTTGTTTGGCAAGCGATGAAATATTAAATCCCTTACCAGAAGTAGTAAATGACAGTGGTTTATGGGAAACTGTCAATTGGAATAACTGGTATAAAGAACACGCCTTTAATAATTGGTCACAGAAAAATAATTATCCGCTATGCGGCAGTCACCCAAGTGAAGCGGCGCATGTAGATTGGTTTAATTTAATTCTACCAAAAATAAATGCATGTTTTACAAAATAATGCTTGACAAAATTGAATAATATAAGTATATTAGTAATATAAGAAGTGGGCGATTAGTTTAATGGTAAAACTCCGCTTTTACACAGCGGCTACGGCAGTTCGATTCTGTCATTGCCTACCATCTCAGAGGTTAAAAGCACCTTTTTAATTATTTTGTATAAATAGTTATATGACAAACTTATGTGATTATGGTTGTGGGACAGAAGCAAAATATAAATTAAAAAATGGAAAAAATTGTTGTAGTGAATCTACTAGTTCCTGTAATGGAATGAAGGAACTAAATCGTTCTAAAATAAAAAAATTAAGAAAAGAATTAGGCAATAATTATTGGAAAAATGGACACCCAAAAGGTTCTTCAAAAGGCACAAGTCTTAAAGGAAAAAAATATAATGAAATATTTGGTGAACAAGGCGCAATAATTCAAAAAGAAAAGTTGCGAAGTGCAAATCTAGGTAAATTATTTTGGAATAATTTAACAGAAGAAAAACAACAAAAATTTAGAGATAGACACCGTGAAATAATTATTAAAAGATACGAAGACGGATGGATGCCAAAAGCAGGAAGATGCAAAAAAATTAAATATGTATCTCCTATTGCTGGTGAAGTTTTATTGGATGGCTCGTGGGAACTAATTTCCGCAAAATATATGGATAAACAAGGATGGAATTGGCGTAGAAATACTGAAAGATTTCCTTATATCAATTTAAAAGGAACATTGAGTCATTATACTCCTGATTTTTATGTTGAAGAATTAGGTGGTTATCTTGAAGTCAAGGGTTATGAGACAGAACTTGACCGTTGCAAGTGGAAACAATTTAAAAATAAATTGACAGTATGGGGAAAAGATGCTATATTTAATATAATGGAGCGTGGGCAGGCTGGTAATGCAGCGGTTTGCTAAACCGTACAACCTTAACGGGTTGAAGAGGTTCGATTCCTCTACGCTCCGCCATTATTTTTTTTTTTGGAAACGGCATGAAAGTATTATTTCTAGTTGAAGATTATGACTGTGTAGAATTGTTGGCTAAGTTGCCGCAAGTTAAAGTCATAAGTGAAGCCGAAATAATTGCTGAGAGTCCATACAATAATAAGCAACATGCGGTAGGATATAGCGCCTATGTTGTTAGCCGTGCTGAAAGTCTTTCTAAGATTTATAGATTTGCCAGACCACTTGCTATGGTGCTGCATCAGAGCCACCAACATGCGGTTGATCGTGTTCAGCATGATGTGAGCGTTCGTATTGTGCATAACAAGGCACCACGTCGCTTAAGCGATAGTCCATCATATAAGTGCGACCATACTTTTCTCACAAGTGAGTTGACAGAAGCAGCACTGCGTGATATATTTGAATTGTAATGTGGTCTCGTAGCACAACTGGACAGTGCAAAAGATTTCTACTCTTTAGGTTGCAGGTTCGAATCCTGCCGAGATCGCCAAACCCCTAAATATCAGAGCATGAAAATGAATGAGATAATCCTAGAAGCTGGCGGTCAGCCAATCTATTACTTTGCATACGGTATGTTAACCGATCCTGGCATTATGCAAGATGCGCACTTTATTGGTCGTGGACAACTTAAAAATTTCAAGTTTGAATTTTATAAGTTTGCCGATGTTGTTCAAAGTGGTGGCGATAGCGTTGATGGTGTCCTTTGGGAACTTCCAGATGAGCAAATGCTGCGTTATCTTGACCATATTGAAAGTTATCCAAACATGTATGGTAGGAAGATTGTCCCAATATTCGTGGACGGTCAAAAGTATGAGGCATGGGTATATTATATGACCCCATCTACCCGTGAATGGGCAGGCAGAGACCGCCGCCCTAGTGATTCCTATGTTACAACCATCGTAAATGGGTATAAACACGCTGGAATTACCACAAATCAGGTCGGAAAAGCCTATAAAGAAATTGCTTGACAACCCCTATATCTGTGTTATATTAAGTTATAAACAGGAGTAGGACCATGCACTACGAATTTCCCCGTATCACTCACCTTGATCAGGTTCGTCCTGCTATTGAAGGTCGTGATGAATTTATCATTGCAGAGCGTGATTGGGGCTATATAGTCAACTACATTGTATCTATGACCGATACCTTTCCGCCTGTTGAAACGGAGATAGATGCAGTCCGCCGTGAATGTCGTGGTATGCTGTTCCACAAGGACGGCTCTATCATGGCTCGTCGTTTGCACAAGTTCTTCAACATCGGTGAGCGTGATGAAACGCAGTTTGGTGTGATTGACTTCACGCAGCCACATGTTATCTTGGAGAAGTTAGACGGCTCTATGATAACTGGCGTATTCACCGATGGTGGATTGCGACTTGGCACCAAAATGGGGATTACAGAAGTCTCTATGCAAGCAGAAGAGTTTATAGCAACACGCCCACAGTATGAACAGTTCATTCGTTGGGCAGATCAATCATGTGGTTATACTCTTATATTTGAATGGTGCTCACGCAAGCAGCGTATTGTGGTTGATTATCCAGAAGATCGTCTTGTGTTGATTGCTGCTCGTCGCAAGGATAGCGGTGTGTATGCAAGCCTACAATGGTTGCAAGAATACGGTGATATGTTTGACATAGAAGTAGTGCAGACTTATCAAGGTTCTGCAGAATCTATGGCACACCTTATGGATGAAACTCGTGATGCCGAAGGCATTGAAGGTTACATCGTTCGCTTTGACGATGGTCACATGGTCAAGTGCAAGGGTGAATGGTATCTGCGTATTCACAAGACTAAAGATCATCTGCTTCACGAGAAGAACATCATTGAACTTCTTGTTGAAGAAAAGATGGATGATGCTAAGGCGTTCATGTTAGATGATGACCGCAAGCGTGTTGAAGAATTTGAAACTGACTTTTGGATGGGTGTTGCCCAAGTCATCAAGTCATATGACCAATACTACGACACGGTGCTAGCACATGACATGGATCGTAAGCGGTTTGCCTTAGAATGGCTTCCTACTATCAAGGCACAAGATGCTTTCGTTGGTAACATTGTGTTTGGTAAGTTTGATGGTAAGGATACTCGCAAGATGGTGTTGGACTTGATCCGCAAGCATCTTGGTAGCCAGACCAAAGTAGATGAAGCCCGTTCACTATGGGGTTCATTCCGTTGGACTTATCACTTTGAGGGCGATGCCTAATGTTGGTTATTGAAATACCTTATTGGGTTGTTGCAACTGATGCAATCATGGTTGTATGCTACGGTGTATGTGCCATGATTGCAGTAGGATTTGATATTCATAGGAATAACTGGCGTAGCAAATTAAAAGACTGCAAATCGTGGGTGCTTGCCAAATATATTAATTACAGGTATAAACATCAGGCTAATGTTACAATTGTTGAAGGTGCTCATGTATCTACTATTAAAGAATTATATCTTGAAATACGACAATGGGTTTCAGAAAACATTGACAATCCTGAAAAAACATCATGGTCGGAAGCCAACGATATTGTAGCAAATAATATTACACTAATAAGTTTAGAGCCAACCGTGTTTGTTTTTAAGTTTAAGCGAGCAGAAGATTTAACACACTTTGTAATGCGATGGAGTTGATATGTCATCATTAAAACTTACATTCAAAATGATTACTAAGGATACCGCTTACTTTCAAGATGTAAAGTTACCTAAGCCATACAATGTTCGTGCCACAATGACTGACATTTATCGCCCACAGGTTGATACCATGACAGGTATGCGGTTTAATATGATTAATGAAGTTGCAGCATGGTGCAAGGAAAATAACTGCGGGGTGCAGTATGATGAGTATGCCAATAAAAGTCTAACGCCAGCATTTGGATTTGATACCGAAGAACAGTTAGCATTATTTTTATTACGATGGGCATGATGAGTAAAACAATTACAATACGAGATTTGTATGGGCGTGGTGGCGAAGAGTGGTCGCAGATTGTAATTTGGCTTGATGAAAATGTTGGACCAGTTAAAACTTGGGGTCGCCCAATGAAAGCCGTTGGTTGGGAAATGTGGGATACAATCAGTAAAACTTATCCTACTTACATACAAACAAAGATTAGGTTTTACAAAAAGGAACATGCTGTGCTTTTTACAATGAGGTGGGTAGAATGATAGGATTTCATTTACGTATAGGCAATCCATTTGCCAAGTCTTGGGTAGTTACTCGTGATGTTATTTTACGGAGTTATCGCATTACCAAACATAAAAACTTGGAATTACAAGTTTCATTTTGGAGCGGTTTAGATGAGTTTTTTAGCATCAATCTTGACACTTGGTGGTATGGTCATGATCACGCTGGTCCAGAATTTGACTTGACAATTCTATGGTTCTATGTTAGTGTTAAGTTATATGATAATCGTCATTGGGACGATGCGAATGAGTGTTGGGAAGAGAAACGATGAATGAGAGATTTATAGAACTTGCGCTAGATGCTGGTCTGTTGAACTATGTAGATCATGAAACACCTAGACGCTACTTCATTAGTGGCAATGCCGAACAAGAAGATGTTGAGAAGTTTGCTGAACTAATTGTGCGTGAATGTATGGAAGTTGGTAATTTAGTACTCACTGATGAATATGGTAACTTCTTCGCCCCATCAGAATTAATCGCTAAACATTTTGGAGTTGAATGATGGATGAAGAAATTGCAGCAATCCGTGAAAAGATTGCCAAGTTAGAAAAGTATCGTGATCTTGTGCGGTTTATCGCCAATGACTCGTATGAATTGAGTTATGAAAAAGCACAACAGCAACGTGATGATTGGCGCAAACGCTGTCAGCGGTTGTTGAAAGAAGTAGAGACTTACTAATGGGTTTAGATACCTTCACAGTTAAAACATATCATATTACACTTACCTGTGATGCGTGTGGTCACGTAGAAGAACACGCACACGAAGAAAGCGAGCGGGATAACCTTGCTGATAATGTTGACAATCGCAGTGCCAAGCGTAAAGAACAATTGCGTGGTTGGAACTATTCTTATTACAAGATAGAACCAGTATGGGATGCATACTCAAGATTTGACAATCCAGATATAAAAGAAATGACACGCACACTGTTGTGTCCAAAATGCAGTGAGGAGAATATAAATGTTTGAAGCAGAATATAAATGGTATTTTATTATGGTCGCCATCGCAGTTGTGGCTATGATGGGCGGTGTAGCCGTTGATAGTTGGCAGAAGAACAGTTGTAAAATGGAATATGCCAAAAGCAATCGCACAGTAGAAGAAATCCGTGAGATTTGTAAGTGACCTATACTACAAGTGAATTGTTTAAACTGTGGGCAGAAGATAAGTTATGGCTCGTCCATGACCCAAAAACACTTGAAGGTTCCATGATGTTTGCGGACAGTAAAGAAATAATTCCAAACGCCGAAAAACCATGGGTGGTCAGTAAAGAGTTTAATGATATAATGTCACAGTTAGTAGATGCTAATCGCCAACGGTATAGGAGCAGATATGATCACCGTTGAAAAATCCGATACTGTAAGTGTAGGTCCAAATGATAGACAATTCAGGTTTATTGATGGCACACGTCTTGTGCCTCGTGCAGAAGTTAGAATTTTTACTGATGCGTTAGTTGAAAAAGAACGGCGATTGCTTGCAAGATGGGTAAAATTAGGTTTTATTCAAGCCTATGCTAATATGACCAGTGAAGAATATGTATTAGCGGCAATGAGGAATGGGCAATGAATATAGCATTAGAAGAAATATTAACCGATTGGAGTTATGTTCCACTGGCAGAATATGCTCGTGCTGTCAATCTCGCACAGGTTGGCATTGATGCTAAACTTGTCACAAGTAAGAGTGAGTTTAACCGCCTTGTAGATAGCGGTGGCATACGGCTAAACGGCACAAAGGTAAATGACCCAAATGCTTACATATTCTTTCCAAATAATGACTTGACAGATATTGGTAACGGTGTTATTATGAGTATAGATCGTGAGAGAGCGGATAAGGTTGGGGTATGACTAAAATAGTTTATAATACTTGTTATGGTGGATTTGGATTGTCCAAAGAGGCAATTGCTCGTTATTGGGAAATTCGTGGCGAAACTAAACCAGATGATTGGTATGTTTATGAAGTAAATCGTGCCGACCCTATTCTTGTGCAGGTTGTAGAAGAGTTGGGCAAGGCTGCTGGCGACGGATTTGCTAAACTTGCTATACGTGAAGTTGAGGCTGGTACGAAATATCGCATTGATGAATATGATGGTATGGAAACTGTAATGACAGTTGATGATTATGATTGGAGTGTAGCATGAAGAAGTATTTTAAGTGGTGGTCTTGGTGGTCTTTTTATATGCTGTGTTGTGCCGCAATTTTTGGGATAACAATTTATCAGGCATCACTACCCTATGAACCACGAGATGATAGCGATGGTCCGCATGAGAACAGCCACATGGAAGTTTATACTGATCATCTAACAGGTTGTCAGTATCTGTATCGCTATTCACTTACGCCTCGTATGGGCGCAGATGGCAAACAAGTTTGTAAGAAGGATTGATAACATGGACGAAGAACTTAAAGCAAAAATTGCAAAGGCATCAACATTGCCACCAAAAAGATACCCAACGCCAGAAGAAATTGCAGCAGACCGTGATGCGATTGCTAAACATGTTAAAGAAACGCAAGTAAAACTTAATGCTATTGTCACAAGAAAGCGTGTATGGCAAGTGCGGTTCTTGAACGCTGTTGCTAATAAGTTGTATGCATGGGGCGATAGCGTAAAGACGCTCGCCAATAGAATTGATATGCCTACCTTGCCAATACCAAAGAAAACAGAAGAAATACCAGCGATGACCGAACTTGAAAACTTGGTTAAAGTAGCAGGCGTACCTGCTGACAAGACTTTTGTTCCCCAACCATATATTGCATTTACAACCGAAGAAGAAAAGAAATGAAGAAGATTTTACTAGCAGCATCGCTGCTGTTTGCTACTCCTGTGCTGGCTGATGCGCCAGCAACACTCACCTGCTATTTCCAAAGTGGCGAACACTTTACGGTCGTAGGTCAAGGTGGTACTACAATGATCCAATGGGATAACAAAGGTTTCCGTAGTGCTATTTCAAACTTTGAAAACCCTTGGCTAACTGTTGTTGAAGTGAGCGATACTGGCAACAGGTTTAAGATGGCGTTTAATGCCAAGACAAAAGAAGCCTATGGCGAAACACTATTTGCAGATGGTCACAAGAGCGGTGGTCCTCTATGGTGTGTTTTTAAGTAATTAAAAAAGGAGAGAAAAAAATGGCTAAGATTAGTGATAAATTGGCGAAGGTCAATGACAATTATACCATCAACATGTATGACAACGGTTTCATGATTGAAGTCGGTGGTCGTGATAGTGAAGATGATTGGAAGACTGCTAAGATCATTGTAAGTTCAGTTGATGAACTTGTTGCTCTTGTAAAAGAAGTAGCAGAACTTCCTCGTAATGACTAAAAAGAAAAACACGACGGGCGTTCATCTGTTTGTTGCTGAGATAACCAAGATTAAAGATTGGCTAGACAGCGACTTAATGATGAGCGCCAAGAGTGTAAAGATTATCGTCACAAATGGCAATGGCATTGGTCAAGCGGTTGATGCCATTGCTATTGACGAACATGGCGAACAAATCGCCAAACTTGATGTAACTGACTACGAGGCTTGGTGATGTTAGCAGACGGTTATTTTTGGGACATCAATCCTTTTGGGCTTATATTAGATGAAGACCTTCCCATCTCACAAGTGGGTTGGAAAGATGGCGATAAGTTTATATTACACATTAGACCCAATGGTCATCGTGCGCTAGTTAGAATTGATCCACTGCGTGAAGTAGTGGAAGATTATCAACGCAAATTGGATAATGAAAATGAGTGAAAAGAAAAAGTTTCCTACCCTAAAATTTAGTTGGGTGCAACCACTTACTCACAATGATGGGTATGCTTGGATGGATGAACTTAGCGAAAGCGACATGATGATGATTTATCTTGATATGCTTGAAGTTGAAGTTGAAAATGGCAAAGTAGATGATGCCGTAAAAATGTTGAATGACATTGGTATCAAATGCTAAATAAAAATGTAGGGTCACTCTGAATGGCACCTATAACTAGCTAAAAATATAGACAGTAGTAAAAACTAACTTTGAAAACTAACTTTAGAAAATAACTAGCTTAAAAATTAAAAATATAACATGTGATAACTAGCAGAATGTAAAGTGTAAAAACTAAACAATATCGTTTTATATAGAAGATAAGAACACCGTAGATTAATCTCTGCGGTGTTTTTTTATGTCTAAATACCTTATCCAAAAAGGAAATCTCTCAATGAAGAAAATTTTATTAGTATTACTCGCACTCTTGGTTCCAACTTTTGCCTACGCATGGAACCAACGCCCAAATCAGCCAGATAGCGTTTGCGCTGCTTTCTTACCTTATGGCAAGATTACTGACACCGCAAAGCACGATACTAC